GACGAATGACGGCACCTGTTCGCGCTGCCGGGCGCTCGTGCCAGAGGATGACGTGCCGCTGATGATGTGGTCGCCGGACGGCCACGACATGCTGATCTTCTGCGAGTCGTGCCTGGGCACCGGCCGTTGAAAGGAGGGGTGAATGACCGAGAAAGTCACGACCGAGCCCAACGTCGTGTGGGAACTGCGGGACCAGTTACCGCGCCCGACGTGCCGCGGCGGACGGCCGATCGCGGAGTGCCGCGCTATTCTGGATCATCCCGCCAGTCCCGCCGGCGAACGGCCGGGCTGGTCATGCGCAATGCGGCTTCCCGCCGGGGACGAAGGGGAGTCTGGCGGCGCCGGCCGATCGCGCGAGGAAGAATTGATGGACCGCATCGCCGTGCCGGATGGCTGCCCCTGCGATTTCCGCTACAGCGGCGTGCCGCCGTCGCCGGAGGATTGCAGATCGTGCGGGCGCCGGTTCGGCTCCTGGCTGGCGTGCCGCCACGCACCAAAGCCGCCCGCACCAGTTGCGGCTCGCGCCGAATCGGTAGCAGAGTAAGGGCGGGACGCAGCCGGGCTCTCACCCCCGGCCACGCCCCTGACCATTAGGACGCTAAAGGACCGACACGCCCCAATGGCTGCATCCAATTTGCACGGACCCGTCGTGCCCGCGAAGTCGCTGGGGCATCAGGCGCGTCACCGCGCCGTGAAAAATCAGTCTCGCCAAGGTCTTGGCCTTGGTGCAGGCTTTCCGCAACCGCTCGGCGAGTCGCGCTGACGGGATGGAGACTGCAATGACCTAGAAATAGTCGAGGCGGCCCAAAGGACCGCCCCCGAAACTGGATGATCTACCGGCTGCCAGGCCGGAAGTCGCCGCCACCAAGCGGTGCAGATCATCCGACATGCGGAGCCGAAAAACAAGCCCCATGGGGTTCGGGAGACGCGCGTCCTGACGGCTGCCCTCGCAAGGGGGCCGAATGACGCCGAACCAGTTCTGCTTTCACGCCTACCTTGCCCGTCGGCTGCTGCCGCACGGGCAAAGGCCGACCGCCCTGCATGTGAAGATCGCCCGCCTGCTGGCCCGCTGGCAGCATCTGTGCCCGTCGCACGGCAAGCTGGCCCGCGCTGCCCGGTGCTGCCCCAGGACCGTCCAGAACGCCCTGAACCGCTTCCGCCGCCTCGGGATGTTGGACTGGACTCACCAGGGGGCGGTGATGCAGTCGAGCCAGAGGCTCCGACTGCCGAACCGCTACCGCCTCATTGCCTCTTTCTTGCTTCTGCCGCCGCCGAAACGGCGGCCGGCGAAGGAAGAAAGAGTAAGGATTCAGACTCCAATAAGTCTCCTCGGCAAACATGAAAAACAGGCGCTGCTGGTGAAGTGGGGCCTCGCCGCCTGACCGCCGAATCGGAGCGCGAATCGGGAGAGAGACTGATGTTCTGATCCTGTTCTCCAGCGAGGTTGCATGCATCACGGAACGTGCGCAGCCTGTGGGTGAGCAAAGGGGAGTTAGCCGATGTCCCCGAGAGAGCGGCTGGCCCGTGCTGTGCTGCTGTTCCACCGCGGCGGCCCATGGACCGACAACGACCGGGCGCTGTGGCTGGCCCTGACCGAGCAGGAAGAGGCCACCACCCGCGTCCTGTGTGACGTCGCGCGGGAGGTTCTGAGGGACGAGCAGGAGCGGAAACGGTGAGCACCGGCAGATGGGCGGAGCCGGGCGTGCCGCACATCGGCTGGCGCTGCACCGACATCTACGACAACGATGGCGATATGCAGCTCTGCGAGATGTGTCAGGTGGCGGAGATCCGCTACGTGCACGTCATGGAGCACCCGACCTTCCCAGAAACGCTCGAGGTCGGCTGCATCTGCGCCGGACACATGGAGCAGGACTATGCCGCGGCGCAGGACCGGGAGAAGCGCGTCAGGCGGCAGTCCTCGCAGCGAGCGCGCTGGCTGACCCGACAGTGGCGGACCTCGCGCAACGGCAACCCCTATCTGCGGCTGCGCGACGGCTTCCACTTGGTCGTGTTTCCGAAGCACGAAGGAGGGTGGAGCGCACGCATCACGCGAAGCGACACTGCGCAGAGTTGGCAGGCACGGCGGTTCTACCCGACCGAGGAGGCCGCGAAGCTGGGTGCGTTCAACGCCCTTGCCTTCATTCGGAGCAAGCTCGAATGACCGACACCATTGAACTCGCCGGCGACTACATGAGCCTCGAGGTGGACGAGAAGGGCGCTGCCACCATCCGGTTCTCGACGACCAGCATCACCGGCCGCGTCTGCGGCGGCTGCACGCTGTGCTGCAAGCTGCTGCCCATTCCCATCGAGGGCCTGCTGAAGCCGGCCGGCGAGCGATGCCGGCACGCCAGGGCAGGGAAGGGGTGCGGCATCTACGCCCAGCGGCCGATGCCGTGCCGCACCTGGGCCTGCCGCTGGGTGGCCGACCGGGAGACCGCTGGCATGCCGCGACCGGACCGGTGCCACTACGTGATCGACATCCAGGAGGACTACGTCACCCTGGCGCCCTTCGACGGCGGCGAGCCGTTCAAGGTCGGGGTGATCCAGGTGTGGGTGGATCCTGCGTTCCCGGAGGCCGCGAGGGCTCCCGAGCTCCGCGCCTACATGCTGCGGATGGCCGAGAAGTACCGGCTCGCTACCATCGTCCGCTTCGACAGCAGACGCGCCTACACGGTGTTCCCGCCGCCGATCGCGGCCGACGGCCAGTGGCACGAGATGGGTGGCAGCGTGGAGGTCCGAACGCCAGCGGAGCGGGAGGTGACGGTTGGGTTCAGCGACGGCGAGGAGAGGACGGCGATCGGATGAACCGGAACGAACTGCGGGAGCGGATGTTTCAGGCCTTCGACGCGGCCGCGCCCAAGTTAGACGGGGAGGTGCGGGAGGCTTTCCTGTGGATACTGCTCGGCATGTATGTGGATAGCCGCGACCACGATCAGTCTCACATGAACAAGACACTGCTGATCGTCACTCGCCTCTGCGATCCTGATCGATGGAAGCCAGGCGCTGCCGGCCGGATCATCATGGTCGGTGAAGGTGTGCGCCGCATGCTGGAACCCGATATGCCGGCCGAGTGGCGGTCAATGTTCGAGGAAGCGCGGCAGTGGGCGGGTCGGCGACGGTAGGGCTCAGCGTTGCGCCTTCACGGCCCATTCGTGCAATCGCGCGTACGAGCCGGCGCAGACGTCGCGCTCGTCGATCGCCTTGTTGGCGACGGCGGCCGCGGTGTTGGCCCACTTCACCAGCACCGGGATGCTGCGCTGTGACGGCGGGGGCGGACGCGGCAACTTCGCATCCGCCGTGCAGGTGCCGGCCGGCGGCTGTGGCAGCGGGTCATGCGCAGCGCACGCGACCAGGAACCAAAGCCCCAACAGACTGACGATCGCCAACACAGTCCACTTCATCGGCTTGGCCCCACCAGTCGCGCCGAAGCGGCGCGTTCGATCTGTGCCCGCAAGGCGTCCATCGCGGCCCGTTGGGTGTCCAGAGCGGTGCGGAGGGCGTCGAGCTGCGCCCGCATTTCCTTGTCGTCGGCCTTGGCATCGACCAACCGCTGCTTCAGATCCTCGATCGCCTCGCGGGTCACGCCGGCGCGGATGGAATTCTCCAGATCGTGGATCCGTTCTTCATGGTTCCTCGCCTGCTGCACCACCTGGCGCAGCACCGGACCGCCAGGGTCTTGCAGCTGGCTGACGTTGCGTTCGAGCGCGCCGACCTTCTCGACCAGCACGGGAACTGCCGGATCGGGCTTCGGCGGCTCGGGCTTGTCCACCACATGCGCGACGCCGACGGTCGCCAGCATCAGAACGCCGTAGATCCCATCCTTGCGCTGCAGGTTCCAGCTACCGCCGTTCTCTGCCACATCACCACGTCGCGAACCGCATCGCCGCGGCGATCATGGCTATTTTCGCCTTCGCCTCAGCCTGCGGCGTCAGCGGCTGGAACCAGGCCAGCACCAAGGCGCCCACGCTGACGCCAAGGATCGGCGGCACCAGCACCATGCAGACGCGCTCATAGCCCTTGCTCGCCAGCATCTTCATGTCGTCGTTGAATGTCTTGCCGATGTCGAGACACACTGCATCGTTGGACAGCAGCTGCACCACGATCGGCATCGACGACTCTGGCACCAACGCCTGCTGTGGCCCGGACGATGGGATCCATCGGTTGCCGTCGCGGTCCACCCCAACCCGATCGATGATGATGTTGTCGATCAGGTGCAGTTCGACCAGCAGGGCATAGTCGCCCCGAGTGTCCCGCAGCAGCTTGTCGGCATCGCGCAGGAACTCGGTGCTGTTTAGCTCTGCCCGGTCATTGACCTTGTGCAACACGGCGTCGGCGATGCTGCCGCGTTCCAGGTAGATCATGTACCCGAGCCCGCAAACGATCACCAAGACAACCACCACGACCGCTTTCCAGGGCGCATCCATGAACGCCAGCAGCCGCTCGAACACGGTTGCCGGCGTCAGGCCTCCTTGCGGCTTGTCGCTCATGTCATGCGATCGGATTGGCGGCGACAGCCGCGCTCGCGGTTCCCCAGTTGTCGTGCCACACGTCGCGATGCGGAGCGCCAGGTCGCCACAGCCGTTCGGCATAGCACTGCCACGCGGCCTCTTCGGTGGTCGGCAGCGGGCCAGGATCGGTCCAGAGCAGCAGGCGTCCGAAGCCGATGGACAGCAGGTCATGTCCCTCGATCGCGCGCCACACGGCAGGCTCGTTCCATACGACATGCAGCGCATCGCAGAGCGTGCGCGCGAGAGCGGTCGAAGCCTGGTGCGTCATCACGCCATGCACGCCCCCGCCTTGTTCGAACTGTAGCCACCCGTTCGCCGGACCCCGGCTCGTGCTCGGGCTATTCTGGTAGCGCGCGTCGAGCTTCGGTCCCGACTCCGTCAGAGCGACGCACAACAGGAATTGCCGCGCGTTGTCGCTCTGCGGTGGACCGCCAAGCTCAGCCAGGAACGCACAGCCAGGATCGAGAATGTCGGTGAGGAACACCTCGGGTGTCATACCAGATCTCCACTTCCGGCGATGTGCAGAAACAGGCTGCGCTCGACGTATAGGCGCTCCTGGAACTCAACGGTGACGCCATCTGCATGCGGATGCGGCGAGGTCCGTTGCCAGGAGATCGCCAGCCAGTGACGCGGGCCGGTATCGCGCGGCGCGACGAAGGTCAGCGGAATGCCGGCATACGTCCTGAAGAACAGCAGCATCTCATCGACATCGCCGCGCTCCAGCGGGTTCCAGGTCAGCGTCAGGGTGCGGTCGATTGGCGTGAGACCATCGGGCACGGTCTGCTGGTAGCCGTCGCCGAACTTGTTCGGGATGACGCGGGTCTTCTCCTGCAGCTGGTGCTGCGGTGTGACCACGCCGAGCTTCTGCCAGAACGACAGCACGGCAGGAGGTGGGATCACCGGGCCGATGGCGCCACGCAGCCTCGCAGCAGCTCGCCCACGGCTGCCAGCCGTCATGGTAGCCCGGATGCGGCCCTTCGCCCGTCCAGCGTGGCCTGCTGCGGCCGGCGAGAACTTGGTGATCCGCCCCTTCGGGCTGGCAACTTTTCCTCGTGCACTGAACGAGAAGGTGCCGGCGCCGAAGGCTCGAGACTTGGCGAGTGCCTTGCCGCGAGCGCCGACGGACTGCGGGAAGGTGGCGCGCGCGGCGGGGCTCTTGGGTTTCGCTGCTCCTGCGGCCGCGACCGAGGACAGCGCTCGCGACCGGGCGGAGCGCGCCTTGGCCGAACCAGGCCGCCCGACAGCCTGAATGTTGGCGAGCAAGGTTGGGCTGATGCTGCGAGCCGCCGCGTAGCCGCCGCGGCCGCGGGCGAACACGACAGCGAAGGTCGGTGGGATCAGCGAGCGCGTGGCGCCAGCCTGTGCCGCGCCGCCACGGCCGCGTGCGCTGGGCTGGACGTTGAGTGCCGACAGCGCGGATCGACCGGCTGGCGCGCTGCCCCGGCCGCTTGCGGTCACGGCGGCGATCGGCGGGGTCAGGGTCGCGTTCTGCAGGTCGGCATCGACCATTGCGAACGGCCAGTACTGCACGCGCCGGAGCCAATAGGTGATGCCACGGTTTGCCGCAGTGCCGACCTCCCAGGCGACGCGGGTCGGGGTCGGCACCGGCTGGGTCGTGATCGAGTTGGTCAGCACACCGGCACCCGCGGACCGGGTCTCGGTGATGCTTTGGTTGTAGCGCACCGCCATGCGGTAGACCGTGCCGGCTGCCACGGTGACGCCAGCCACAGCGACGTTGGTCCGCGCCGTGCCGCCGACCGTGGTGAGGTAGCGCAGGTCGGCGTTCTGCGTCATGCGGATGATGTTGCTGGTGGTGCCGTCATCGAGACCGATCAGCCCGACGCCGGTGGTGTTGGCATTCAGCACCGGGGCGGCGAACTCCATCAGGATCGTCCCGGCCGCGCCGTTGAGCCATGAGCCGCCCGACTGGAAGCAGGTCTCCACAGCCCGGGTCACGATCGTGCCTGCCGTGACGATGAAGCTGGTCGGGGCGCAGCCAGATTCGAGCTGCGCTCGGTTGACGCTGCCGCTGACGGTGATGGCGAAGTTGCCGGCCGTGGTGACGGAGAAATAGAACGGGTTTCCCTGCGTCGCAGTGCCGTAGGCAGACGCCACGCCGGTGCCCGCAGCAATCGTCACGCTTCCGGTGCCGATCATCCATAGCACCGCGAGGCCGACCGGCATGGAACTGCCGGTCGTATGGTTGGCAGGCGCAGTGCTGTTCAGGAAATAGTTCGTGCGCGCCTGCACCTCGCAGATGCAGCCGTTCGCGTTGAAACGGGGCTGATCGTTGGTGAAGCTGTTGTACGAACTGCCCGGCGCGTCGGTGTAGAAACCGTCGGTCGCGCTGCTGGCGCGATTGAACGTCCAACCGGACGGGATCGACGTGGTGAAGTCGCTGTCGAGGGTGATCCCGTTGGGGTAGGGCACAGCTCAGGCCCATTACAGCGAGAGAATGAGCTGGCCGCTCGTAAATTGGATCACCATGTTGTTCACTATTGATTGCGGCACGACCTTGCGCATGTTGAAGGATCCGGTGTTCGACGTGTTGACCCCCGCGGTGAAGGTGTCCGTGGTAACGCCAGCGACCGTCAGCAGGCCCGCTGTCCAGCCTGCGGCGATGGTGCCAATGGAACCGAGTTCTGCCGTTGCCACCACCTTGTCGGCGTTGGCAAATCCGTGCCCTGGGATCGTCACAACGGATGGCGAGGCATTGCTGAACGACGCTGGCAGCCACGGGAAGTTTCCGAACCAATCGAAGAACCCGAGCGTGCCTGCGGTGACAGCGGTGTAGAGGCCGAACCCGACCACATCGAGGCCAGCCGAACCGGAGGCTGCGAAACTGATGGTGGCGTTGTTCTGCTTGGTCGCCGGCGCGCTGCCGGTCGCTGCAGCCCACAGACCGGTCGTGTTGACGCGCGCATAGGAGGTGAAGGCCGATTCAACGAAGCCCGAGCCCGCGTCGGAGCCCATCGTCGTGAACAGGGCCAAGTATGGGTATGTCGTGATGATGGCATCCAGCGCCGCTCGCGCGGAGGCGTCCGTGTAACCGACCATGGCGGGTTCCCCTTTTGGGTTTAAGCGGCCGCGGCGTCGGCCTCAGTCTCGGCGCCATTGGTGCGCTGCTGTACACGCGCTGGCTGTCCCATGCCGAGACCCTGTGCCAACTGCTGCTGGATCCCCAGCACCAGGGGCGCCACTTCATTGAACGGTGCACGGCCCAGCACGTTGATCGCGAGTTGCCAGTGCGCCTGGTCCAGCGTGATAGATACCTGCAATGCTTCCTCCTATGCGGTGATGAGGCGGCGTGACAACCACGCGCGCGCGGACGCGGCGATCGCCGCCATGGCCGACTGTGTCAGCACGGCCTTTGCAAGCATCGACCAGGAGCAATCGATCATTCCCTGGCCGAGCGCATTGTCGGTCGAGTCGGTGCCCAGATGCGGCGACATGGCCGGGTTCGGGACCAGTAGCGTGCCGGTCAACGTTGCCGCTACGCTCTGGCCAGCTTGGTTGTCCGTGAAGTCCCAGCCGACCGTCTGGAGACCGATCGCGGCTGTCGCCGGCACCGTGTAGCCGACGATATGCCAGTTCTGCGCGTTGACCAGTTGCAGATTGGCGGTGTTGTTGATGCCGTTGCGATAGACGACCAGTCGGTTATTCGAGAACTGCAAGCCGATGCCGGTCACCGAACCGCCCTGCCCTGGCGACGCTGATCCGCTGTTCTGATCGCTGAAGACCGTGACGTAGTTGCCGGTGCCGTAGGCCGTCGTCGCCCGCACGCAGGCCATTCCAGTCCAGCCCGAGGCGATCCAGGAAGCGTCACGCGGGCAGTTCAGATCGATGGTGTCGAACTGCGTGCCGCCAGCCCGCATTCCCAGCGAGACGTAGTTCGAGGCGTGTACCGGCGAACCGCGTGTGACCAGGGCAGGACCGCCGGCCACGCGGTTGCTCTCGATCCCGTCGTAGCCGGTGCCGAAGAAGCACATCGACTGAAGGCCGGCGATCGATGGGAACTCTTTGCCGATGCTCAGGCTGAAATTCGCCTGCAGCCGGTGCGTGCTACCGGGCATGGTTTGACCTCGCGGATTGTGAAGAGAGGCGCGTCAGCGACGCGCGGGCGCCTTTATCGCGTAGACAGATCCTGGGTGGCGTACAGCGGATCGAGCACTTCGCTGCGCAGACGACTGCCGAAATGCCCGGCCGTGCCGCCGCGCTCATCGGCTGAGTTGGCATCGAACCAACCGCGCAGTTCCCAGGGCGGGCAGGTCGAGGCTACGGGCTCATCCTCATCAATCCACATATTGTTGGCGACGACCTGCTGCGTCCCCTTGGCGCGGATCTCGCAGTTGAACTCGCCGCCAAAGCGCTCCAGCGTGCGGAAGATCTTCGTCCCGATGATCGGCACTGTGGCGAAGTCGCTGGCGGTGGCATAGCCGAACGCCAGCCGCTCGCGAGAGACGTTCAGCTCGTGGACGCCAATGGCGGCAGCATCTGGTGTGATACCGGTATCGAACCACCGGATCGCCATGCGGCCGAGGAACAGTGAGACGGTCTGTGCGTTGAGCGACTGCGGCGCGTTGTCCTGCATGGTCGCCTGCGTAGCGGTGACCGAGGAGCCATACAGCACGTTAGATGTGAACAGTGTGCCATCGGGGTAGATGATCGAGATGTCGGTCGCAGCCTCCTTGTCCTGCTGCACAAACTGCTGACCGCCATAGCTCATCGCGACGTTGGTAAAGGAGACATCGCCAACGTCGAACGAACGATCAAAGGTGAGCGCGTGGTTGGCGTTCTGCACGGCGCGGAAGTAGTTGCGCTGTGGCCGGCGTCCGACGGCGCCATCGTTATTGCCGGTCGGTAGGATGAACATCTTGTCGTTGAAGCCAGCGTCCATCGCCAGTCCCGAGCGCAGGAACAGTTCCGGCGCCTTGCCGACCAGGAGACCAGTGACAGTGGCGCTCGACACCGGCCCGAGCGATATGGTCGGACTGCCGGCTGTGGTGGTGACGACGGTATCGACCCAATGGCCGCAAGCGGTCTGGGCTATCCAGATATTGCCGTTGGGTCCGCGCCGCAGCAGCAGCCGGTTGCCTGCCGAGAGTGAAAGCTGAAACGAGATCTCGATCAGCGACGCCCAGGCGGCAGCGTCATTCGAGCCGGGCAGCGTGAACCAGAACGCGAAGTCGCGGCAGCGCGGCGCGAACGCGACTGGCGTGCTCGGGCTGAGGTTCCAGGTGGCGGAAGGGATCTGCCGGAGCTGCCGCCGCACCAGATCGTTGCCGAACGCTGCCTTGGCATTCAGATCGGCATAGTCGACCAATCCGAAGCCGCGGTTGGCAGCGACTGACCGGTTCATCGTCGTCGCATACTCGTGAAACCACAGCTTGGCATGTGGGTCCGGGATCGTCACGCCGCCTGGCACCAACATCGTGCCGTTGTAGTACTGGCTGATGACGAACACGTCGGTCTGCATGATCAGATCGGGCGGACCGTAGCCATCCGACGGGTTCTGGTTGCGCACCAGATTGATCACGGTGTGCAGCGACAGGACATCGATGCCATAGGCGTCGTTGCCGGCGTTGAGAAACATCACCACGACATCGGGGACGATCGGTGCACCGATGCCGGTCTGATTGATGTTGGCGTAGAACGCACGATGCATCGGCGCTCCGGCGAGGGGCTTCGGCATCGAGCCGTACTTCACCGAGTTGCTGTTGTTGTTAACCAGCAGGTTCGTGCTCGCGAGCGAGGCCCAGGTCGCCCCGCCGATGCCGCCGCAGTAGTAGTTGATCTGCCGGTTCGGGTTCTGGCGCTGAAACTCGTCCATGAACCGCATGACGCCCATCACCATCGTCACCTGGCTCTGCGGATTGAGCGAGCCGAGGCTGTCGCCATCGAAGTAGATGTTGAGCGGCAGGTTGACCGGCTTCGCAGCACAGCGCGGCAGATGCAGCCGCCCCGAGATGCGCTTCTGCGCCTCGCGCGACTGGCGCGCGCCGGGCAGCGCGGGACGGTGGGCAAACATTGCCGCGCCATCGGTGACCATCCAGGTGGTCGCACCATCGGACTGCCAGAGGACACCGTTGGTCAGCGCGCCCGCGTCCTGCGTCGTGCTGGGCACATAGCGCGACAGCCATTGCCCGGAGACGCAGGCGCCGAGCAGCAGATAGTGACCGCCGCCGGTAAACTTGATGCGCCGGATGCCCTTGTCGTAGGCGGCGCGGGCGCAAAGGCAGGCCGCGTCCACGTCGTTCGGACCCCACTGGACCAGCGTTGGCAGGTCGGTCACGTTCATCTGGAACGCGGCGTTGCTGGGCGTGGCACCAGAGACCACCGCGATCGTGATCTGCTTCGGCGAGACGATGGTCGAGATTCGGCTGATGAAGGTCTGGTTGCCGTAGGGCGTCACCGTGTCGAGGTTGCGCTGGACCGGCGCACCTGTGGTGGGGTCGTAGCTCCACCAGCCCTCTTTCCCCATGCCATCGACGCAGATGTATTTGGTGACCGGTGACAACGACATCGACGGGTCGAAGGCAGGTGCGGTGACACTGGCGGTGATGCCGGCCTGCGGCAGTGTGGACGATGGCGCGGTCAGGAGGATGTTCGAGCCATCGAGGTGCTGCTTCACCGATGCCAGCAGCTTGAACGTCCCATCATCGGACTCGATGTAGCAGAGCTTGCCGTCGTGCCAGGGCTGGAACGCCCAGCCATCCCAACGCTGGTTGGCGATCGTAAGCTGCCATGTGGTCGCGTCGTTGGTGGCGGTGAGCGTCACGCTGCCGTGGAAGTTCACTAGGGTCAGTGTGCTGCCTGAGGTCGTGACGCGGCCCCAGTTGCGCAGCGCCGTGCCTTGGCCGCCATAGGCCGGATCGCGCACATCCAGCGTGTCGGTCAGCGTCGAGGCGCCACCACCGCTGATCGCCTGACCATTCACCTTCAGTGCGCCGGCATTAATCGACGCCGCCTGGGTCTCGCCGGTCACAGCATCGAAGCCGAACACCACGTTGCCATTCGCGCCGCGCACCGTGCCGACCAGATCGGGGATCATCCCGGCATCGTCCTGCACGTCGCCCAGGACGTTGATCGAGGTCGCCGTCAGCAGGCTCGTCGAGAACGGGCCCGTGTAGTTGAACGTCCCGACGGTGAGGGTGCCGACGTTGATCGCTGCCGCCAGCATGAGGCCGGTGTAATCGACCGCGACCGGGATAGAGCCGTCGGCGCCTGTGATCGTCCAGATCCAGTCTGGGATCATCGACGGCTGCCAGACCTCGCCTGTGGTGGCGACGGTCAGCGAGGTCGTGATGGACGCGGCATCGGCCGCGGCGCGCGATGTATCGACCGGATGGCGATGATCGTAGCGAGAGAGCGTCGTGCCCACGCCCGCCGACGCCGCGCCCGCCATGACGGGGAGGGAATTGCTGATCAGCGACGCGACGTTCGCATCACTGTACTGCTTGGTCACTGCCGCGAGGGGAGTGGTCGGATCTGCCGCCAGCGTGACCTGCGCGTTGTAGGCAATCAGGGACGCGACGACGAAGTTGCCGATGACATCGAGGCCGACCGGGATGTTGCCGGCCTGACCACGCAGCGTCCAGGCGAAGTCGGGTTCGAGCGCGGAGGCGGCCGACCAGGTATCGGTGCTGGCGATGGCGAAGGAGGGGGCCGTGAGACCCCCGGTCATCACACCACCCGCCAGAGGCACATACGGTGTGGTGCCGTTCTGCAGACGCTCCCAGGTGGTTCCGTTCGACACCATCCAGTCGCCGGCATTGATCGTGCTGATGGTGTCGATCGCCGGGCTGAGAGTCGCCTGCGCGCGGGTGGCCAGATAGTAGTCGCGGTTCGGCGCCACCCCGGCGCCGATATGGGCTCCGCTCGACAGTGCCGGTTGGTTCAGAACAGGATCCCAGCCGCCCTTGTAGTTCAGCACGCCGGTCGCGGCGCTGGGCAGTTGGGTGCTCGGCACCTTGCCTGACGCATCGAGGGCTGCGACGCCGCTGACCGCGCCGATCTGTGACTGTGGTATGTAGAGAGCCAGCGCCGAGGAGATCGCGCCGCCGACCTGCTGATCGGTCTGGTAGTTGGCCGGGTTCGACGCGGCGTAGCGCGAGGTGTCGGTCGGGTGAACATGGTCCTCGCGGGAATACCGGGTCCCAGTACCAACGGCGGCCGTGCCGTCCTGCAGAGGCAGCGCCGTGCCCAGCAGTGCTGCCAGCGATGCCGCTACGTCAGTGTCGCTCTGGAAGTGCGCCGGGTTGTTGGCAGCGTACCGGGAGAGATCAGTCGGATGGACATGATCTTCGCGGGCGTAGTGCGTGCCGGTGCCAGCCGAGGCGAGGCCGTCTTGCGGCGGCAATGCAGTCGAGAGGCGTGCGTTCAGTTCGTCGGTGACCTGCTGATCGGTCTGGTAGTCCTCCGGGTTGGCAGCGTCATAGGGCGTGTAGCCAAGAGCATCGATTACCCCATCGGGTGTGTTGATGCCGCTCATGCCCTCCTGCAGCTTCGTGATCTCGGAGGCCGCGATCTCGAAGTTCCTGCGCACGTCCTCGGTCTTCGGGTCTCCGAAGACGGGAACCTTGATGTCGATCTGCGAGCCCATGCGCAGCCTCCTTTATGGAACGATGAGACCGCGGAGTGCGCAGTTCGCTCGGATGTTCGGCGCGAACTGCTGGGCCTGCGCGTAGGTAAGCACCTGCCCTTTGATCCAGCCGGCAAAGCCGATGTCGCAGGTGCGCGCGCCGATGGCGGTGCGGGGGCTGGCGCCGATGATCATGTGTCCTGCTGCCGAGAGCGCGCGACCGGCATCGACGTTGCTGCCAGAGGTCTGCGTGCCTTCGGTCAGGTTGAACAGGAACATCGTGCGGGGCGAGGCATCGTTGTACGCCACGCCGTAGAGATGCCAGTTCTGCACGCCGACGACCGGCAGAGTGAGGTTGATCGACGGACCGTTGACGCCACAGGTGATCGATCCGCTCCCGAGCAGCGAGGTCGAGATGCCGAACAGGGTGCCGGCGTCGTTGTTGTTCATCGGCACGCTGGCCTGCGCATCAAGCGCCCCGGTGTGCCGGGCTGCAAACAACAGCGAGAAACTGCGACCGGATGCATCGTCGAGGATGCCGGTATCGAGCGCGTTCGGTGTCGCGCCGGGCGTGCAACTGACATAGGCCGGCTGATATGTCGGCGAGCCGAGCTGGGTGATCGCCGGCGCACCCATCAGGTTCTGGCTATGCGCGAGATCGGTCCCTGGGTAGCACCAGAGGGCCGTGACGCCTGTCACCGCCGGCAGCGGTGGAATCAGGATGTTGCCCGCGCTGAACGAGGCGCCGGTCAGCTGTTCGATCAGTCCGGTCATACCATCATTCCTGTCAGCGCCTCGGTGGCGCGGATGTTGGCGCCGATCGCCTGCGCCTGAGCGGCGGTCACGCTGCCGCTGATCTTGCCGACCATCGCCACATCGGCCGGATTGGCGACGCCCGTGGTGAAGCGCTGGTTCCAGCCGATCAGGAAGGTGCCGGTGGCCGATCTGCTTCGCGCGAACGAACTGCCGACCTGTCGGACCGTGGTGCCATCGGTCAGGTTGTAGATGTCCATGGTGAAGGTCGGATCGTCGTAGGAGACGAGGTAGGTCTTGAAGAACGTCTGCTCGGCGGCGGACACCGCAGGCAGTTTCAGGTTGATGGCCGGACCGTTGATCGAGCACACGCAGCCTGGCGCGGCGGCGGTCTGCAACTGCCAACTGATGCCGAACCCAGAGCCGGCGGGATCGTTGTTGCCCAACGGGATCATGCTGCCCGACGTGCCATTCGCCCGGCAGACTGCAACCAGCGTGAAGCTCTGGCTGTCGTCGGGAACCCCGGTGTCCAGATAGCCCGCGCCATGCAGCGTCGAGGTGGTGGGGCCGACGCTGATGAAGTTCCCATTCGGCAGGAAGGCCGGGCTGCCGACCGCGGTGATCGGCGGCGCGCCCGGGATCATGTTCTGGCTGCTGGCCAGATCAGTGCCGAGATAGGCCCAGAGCGTCGTCGGCACCGACAGCACCGGCAACGGAGGGATGGCGATGTTGGCCGCGCGATAGGCCGCGCCCGACACCTTGGTGACAAGACCTTGCATGTCAGAGCCCCAGCGCGTGCTTCAGTTGTCGCGCGATGTCGAGCGACAGGATCATCTGTGCGATCGAAGGCGGATGCAGACCTTGATAGTAGGTGTCATTGACCGGCGTGCTGCCGGTGCCGAGAAAGAGATCCTGATCGATCAGCATCTCACCGGACTGGTTGGCCTGCCGCGCCCGCACCGTGCCAGTCAAGCGGACCTGCTCGGTCGCTGCGCTCATCTCAACCGCGTCGGACGGCCCCATCGGGAAGTAGAGCACCTGGGTCCGATACCGACGCATCGCCTTGTGCGCGATGCGCAGGGTCTGCTGGAAGTACCAGTCGGCTGATGGCTGCGAGTAAGGCGGCGCACCGGCCGGCGGCACGTTGAACTCGCCATTCCGGCTCCAGGTGCATTGGGCGAGGATCTGCGGCTTGAAGATGTCCACATGGTCGATCGAAGAGGCCCAGATGCCCTGGCCGAGACCGCAGCCGTTCCAACCATTCACCATACCGACCGCCGTGAGCGGCACGGAGGGCGTCGAGAGCTGCAAGGCGGTGAGCTGCACGCACCCGAGACCGTTGATCGAGCCGGCGTTGATGCCCTGGGTGATTGAATCGCCCGAGAACATGATGGTGGCGCCGCGCGTGCGCGAATAGAACTGCACCCAGCCGAGCGCCATCGTGCCGTTGTCGGTGGTGTTGGTGAAACCGGACTGCGTGCCGTCGCTGACAAAATCGCCGGTCTGCGTGTAGCACTTCCAGACGCGATCCCGCGCGTAGCCGTTCCAGTCAGTCTGCGACAGCGTGGTGACCAGCGTGGTGTAGCCGGCATTGGCCCCATAGATGCGCACCATCAGCACCGGCCAGCGCCCGTTGTCGCTGCGCGAGAGCGATGAGATCGAGACCCAATCGGAGACCAGCAGCTTGACCTGCGAGCCGCTGCCGTTGCCGGGCCAGGCCGGCACGGTCAGCTTCTCGGGCGAGAAGAACACCGGCCAGGACACCGGCAGGCCGTGGTTGCCGGTGCCGCCCATGTTCCAGCCGTTCTGGATCGGCTTCGACAGCGTCACCTGAGTGTCGGTCACACTGACCACCCGCGCCCAATGGTCCGCGAGGTAGATGCCAGACGCCGTGCCGTTGGTAGGGATGTAGCAGACCATGCCCGGCGTGACGCCGGCCACGATGGGGCTGCTGGTGAAGATCAGCGTGGTGCTGCCCTGCGGCGTATAGACGTTGGTTGTGGTGAGCTGGATGCTGCCGTAGGGCTGATCCTCCCATGCGACGTCCGCGCCCGCGCTGATGAACGTGACCGGCTTCCAGGCTACCGGATTGCCCGAGGCATCGACCGGGTTGAGCTTGTTGGCTGGATTGGCGCTGACCGCGACGCAGGCCGTCAGCACACCGCCCGCTGTCAGGCCCATGCTGGGAATGACGAGACGGATCGCCTCGAAGCCGACCGTGTCCAGAGTGCAGCACAGATGGTGGGTTGTGTTCGCCACGCCGGCCACGTTGGCGCTTTCGCTGTGCGAGATCGGCCCCTGTGTGATGATGTGGCTGCGTTCGACGCGCGATTGCAGGTGCTTGGTGATGTAGCCCGACGCGAGATTGGCCGCGAGAGCGCCCGTCTGGGTGATCATCACCGAACCCTGGTCGGTGCCGTCGGTGAAGGCTTCGGTGTAGCGATTGCGGCTGTCGGAGGGCACCGTGGTGGCGTTGCCGATCACAGTGCCCGGCACGGTCAGCGGCTGCGTGAAGACGAGGTTGTCGAGCGTGGCGTTGACGATGCGCGCTTTGCCGAACTGCCAGGAGCCATCAGGCGACATCAACGCGGAGAGCGCGCCTACTGCGTCGGCGAAGCCCAGCCCGACGGTGGGGTTGCGCGGATCGGTGAACTCGACCAAGGCGCCTTTGATACGGAAGATGTCGAGCGTGCTGTCGCCGCCGGTCGCGCTGAGCGCGGCCGTAGCAACGCTGCCCAACGTCGCCGCGCCCGTGACGGTCAGCGCGGGGAATGTAGGCGCGGTCGTCAGGGTCAGCGATGTGATGGTCGCGGCCGCCGCGAACATCGACGGGAAGCGCCATGTGCCATCGGGCGCGACAATCGTGCTGATCGCTCCCGACGCATCGGCGAATCCGAGGGCGATATTCGGGTTGCGCAAATCGGCAGCGCCATAGGTCACCGCACCCATGACGGAGACCGGTCCGGTCAACTGCCCACCTGCGAGCGGGAGGTAGGGCGTCGCGGTCGCCTGCACGCGCTCCCAGGTCACGCCGTTGCTGAGCATCCAATCGCCCGCGGCGACGACCGTGACGCCATCGATCGCCGTGATGGTGGCACCCACCGTGACCACGAAGTAGTCGCCCTTCGGGGCCAGCACGCCGCCGACCAGGGCGCCGGACGACAGAGCCGGGCTGTTCGAGGACGCATTCCAGCCGCCGCGATAGTTCAGCGAGCCGGAGGTGTTCGGCAGCTGCGATGCCGGCACCCGCGCCGTGCCATCGAGCGTTGCGACGCCGCCCGCAACGCCACGCTGGGTCAAGGGAACCGCATAGCCGGTGAGGGCCGTGGTGACCTGAGTGCTGTTCTGGAAGCCCGAGGGGTTGCTGGCAGGATAGAGCGAGGTGTCGGAGGGATGGACGTGATCTTCCCGCGCATAGCGCTCGGAGACGCCGATCGCCGCGGGGCCGTCCATCAGAGGCACGTTCATGCCAAGCAGGGCTTCGAGTTCGGCGGCGACCTGCTGATCGGTCTGATAGTGGGCTGGGTTCGTCGCATCGTAGGGCACGTAACCCAGCGCCTCGGTGATCCCCTCGGGTGTGCCGATTCCGGCTATACCCTCTTGCAGCGCAGTGATCTCGTCGTGCGCCGCCTGCCAGTTTGCGCGCTCCGTGACAGTGCTCGGATGGCGCGCAACCGGCAGCGTGACATCGATGTTTGAGGCCATGTGTCTCCCCTCGGGAGCTATCGCTTCAGGCAGATCGCAACGATGGTGTAGGTGCCCTGCGCAGCGCCTCGCGCCTGTGTCAGGCGGTAACCAAACGTGCCGCTGCCGGGATAGTCGATCAGGGTGAACGGTATGATGGGGTTGTTGACGACGCCTCCGCCGGAAGACGTGGAATAGTCGAAATTCATCGAATTGAGCTGCGTGCCGTTGCGCTCGACCCACTGCACGTTGCCGGGAATGCCCACCGTGAGCGAGCCGAAAACCAGCACTGGAGAGCCGTCGGTGCTGATGAAGATCTGGTTGCCACTGCCGCTGTCGAAGGTTGCGGCCTGCATGCTCGATACCGCATTGAAGGCGATGTTGTTGGTCCCAACCTCTAGCTCGCCAATCTGGGCATGTCCGATGACGGCTGTGCCGATCTGCGCGCTGCGGGTAAGCTGAAAGTCGGTCGCAAGGTGCGTGGTGCGGATCTCGCCGGCCGCGATCTCGGTGGCCCGGATCGCTCCAGCCGCGACCTTGCCGGCGATCACAGACTGCGCCGTCAGATGATCGCTGGTGACCGAGTTGGCGGCGATCTTGTCCGCCGTCACGGCAGAGGATGACAGCTGCAGGGTCTGCACCGCGCCGGCCGCGATGTTGCCCGCCAGCACCGCGGCCGCCGCGAGCTTCGGGGTGGAGATCGCGCTGTCGGTAATCTGCGTCTCGGTGATCTGCCCGGTGATCTTGATCGCCTCCAGGGAGGCGATCTGCGCGCTGGTGATCTGGCCGTTGATGCTCGCGAAGTCGATGAACGGCACCCACTGGCCGTTGGTGTACATGTAGAGCTGGCTGTCCGCCTCGTTGAACGCGATGTCGCCTTCCTGCCCAGGCGCGGAGAGGTCAGTGATCAGCAGCACCGGCTTGATCGTCTCCGCGAACTTCGCGGTGTCGATGATCCCGTCCTCGAGATCGTCCGCGACGAGCAGCGTCGTCTTGGCCGAGACTTGCGCGGAGTAGTCGCCGGCGACGTCGGTCAGCGCGATGTCGCGGACGCGATACCACCAGGTCGTGTCGGGGAAGAGCACGTCGGAGGCGGCATCGACGAAGGCGGTGCCCTTGGCAAAGGCGATGGTCGAGAAGCTGTTGGGCGAGCCACCCGGCGCGCGCTGGATCTCGGTGTACTTGATGTCGCGGCGCGGAGAGTTCTGCCAGTTCAAGAAGATGCGGCGCGTGCCGCCAACCGCCGTCAGCCCCAGCGGGGCAGGGGGCGGATCGACCTTGCCATCGACCAGCACCGCATCGGCGGAGACCCAGATCGACACCCCTCCGAAGGCGGAGACGGAGCGCACCGAGAACACGTAGTGGTCTGGCGTCAGCCCATCGATGTCGAGGCCCACACCGTCCGCCTGGATGACGTTGTAGGTGTCCGCGGCCTGCACCAGCACTTGGAAGAACGACACGCGCGGATCGGCGGGCGGCTGCCAGGAGACGGTGACGCGGATGATCTGCGTCGCACCCACCCCGGTCATGTAGTCGCGTGCCGACACGTTGAAGGGCGGGCTGATCGCGGCATCGAGCAGTTCCGGCAGATGCGAGAAGATCTGCGGCGGGAACAGGATGTCCTTCTCGACGAAGTCGAACTTGGCGGAGTTGTACTCGACCGCCGTCACCTGAAACCGGGCCTGTTCCGCCTGCGCCACCGCGACAACTTGGAACATCCGCGGCGAGGTGGTGTTGTCGACCAGGATCCACTCGGCGTTCGCGGTCGGCTGCTGCGGCAGGGGCGCCGCCAGATTGATGATCGAGTGGTCGCCCGCATCGATGAACTGCGGCTGATACAAGGTGGCGCTCGCCACGGTGCTGTTCGGCATCAGCACAGTGAGGATGAACGAGGAGCCGACCGAGATGTCCACCTTGCTGTCGAGATGCAGCACGCTTTGCGTCGATTCCTGCTGCAACCGGCCGCCATAGCGCAGCCCGAAATAGGCCGGATCGTGCTGTTGGAACACGTCGCCCGGACGCAGGCTCATGTGGTCGAGCGAGGCGTCGTAGTTCACCGTCTCGGTCTGCTGCGTCTCCGAGTAGATCTGCCATTTGCCCAGCCGGTGCGCGAGCGAGCGCGAGGTGCAGCCCCAGGCGGTGAGGTCGCCAGAGATCACGCCGCGCCGCGCCACATCGTCGGTTTGCTCTACCGTCTCGGTGGTCACCTGATACTTGTTCGACGGGTCCCGCCACGCGACGCGGATGACGTTGTGGCGGGTCTTCAGCGATGTGCCTTCGTAGTTGAAGTCCCCGTCGATGACATTCGCCTGGTTCACCAGCTTGACCGGGTTCTTCGGCATGTCGTTCGTGACGACCACCTGACCAGCGCCCCAGTACGTCATGCCGCGGAAAGCGGAGACCATCGTCTGCAGGACGCTGTAGGCCTCGGCCTGGTCGCTGATGTTCGCGTTGGTGGTGTAGCGCGGCTCGCTGCCACCGAAGCCATCTGGCACCAGCTGATCGCAGTACTGGCTGATCACGTAGAGGTCGGCCTTGGTCACCTCCATCGAATTGCCCGGGATGCCGCAGCCGTAGCGGGTGTGGCTCAGCATGTCGTAGAGCGCCCAGGCCGGGTTCGATGTCACCGCGTTCTTGAAGCTGACCGTGTCCCAGGTGCCGCCGACGGTGCCCGGTCCGCTGCTGGCATAGGTGCGGTTCACCGGATCGTAGTTCGCCGGAACCTGCACCAGGCGGCCGTAGATCTCATACGTCCGGGTCGGGATCTGCGAGCCGAAGGCCTCGGCATCGAAGGTCAGCGCGACGTAGGCGGTGTCAGGGTATTGCAGCCGGTGATCGTCGATCGCGGTGACCAGATCGAAGAAGAGGTCGTTCTGGATGTTGAGGTCGGTCGAGTCCGGGTTGTTGCGAGTGACGCGGATGTCCCAGGTGTTCGCGCCGTCACTCAGGCGGGGCAGGTCGAAGCGATAGGAGACCTGGTAGGGTGCGGTGTTTTTGCCGGTGATGTCGTAGCGGCCGATGTTGACCCAGTCGCCGACGAAGCCGCCGCTGCCTTCCTTGGACGGCCGGGCATCGATCGAGAACTGCACGAAGTAGGGGTAGATGTCTCCGGTCGATGGGATGGTCTGCATCAGGATCGGGATCTTCAGCGTGACCCGTGCTGCAGTGGCGGTTGCGCTGCGGATCGTCTGCGTCACCGGGCCAAGGCGCTGGGTGACCTGCACACCGACGTTGGTGGTCTCCTCCGAGGACGAGTAGCCCGCCACGAAGTCCTGGTCGGGGTAGCCGTAGCGGATCTCCCAGGTGACGCCGTTGAAGTTCATCGAGCCGTCGGGTGCTTGCAACGGCGTGCCATCGAAGAAGATCGACTTGGCGCCATTGACGAGGCCCTGGATCGGACCTTCGCCCAGCATGTCGATGATGCGGACAACCGCCTTGCTGCGCAGGGTGTTCGGGTAGACGTGGGGCTTAGTGTTCCAATAGATCTGCGGGTTGAACACGTCGCCTTGCAGCGCGACTGCCTCGTAGCCGACGCTGATCACCACGCTGCCGACCATGATCCGGCCGTACTGCACCGGCACCGGCACGCCCTGCTGCTGCACGTTCAGCTGGCCGCCGAGCAGGAACGATTGGGTGTTGCTCTCCTGCGGAGAGGTCGTGCCCTTGGGCTGTGGCGACATCATCATCGTGATGCCGCCCAGGATCAGCGAGGCGCCGAACATCAAGGGCGTCGTGGCAACCGTAATGCCGAACATAGCAGAGGTGGCAAAGCCGAGACCGGCAAGCGTCGCCGGGAACACGACGGCCGCCACGACCAGCAGAACGCCGATGATGATCTTGCCCGCACCGCCGCGCTTGGCCCCTTTGGCGACCGGGAAGAGGTGCATCTCGCCGGATGGCGGCAGTTTCAGGTGGATGCCGCGCAGGTCGAGCTGCATGCCACGCTTCGCATCGCCGCGGATGACGCGGTAGTCGCCCTCTTCCAACATGGCACGGAAGCCGGGCTTCAGGCGGCACAGCGCGGCGATCGCATTCGCCGGCGTCGAGGCACCGACCGTCAGTTCAGGGCCGAACTTGCGCCGGAGCTTGCCGTGCAGCACCACGCGGGCGGTACGGTCGATCAGGTGGACCGGGAAGCCGACCGCATCAAGCACGGTAGCGCATCCAGTCGGTCATGAAGCGCAGCCAGATCACCACAGGGGTCTCGACCGATAGGCGCTCCTGCAGGTGGTGCAGGATCTTGCCCTCGCCGACGTAGATGCCGGCATGGTTGGGCTGCTCGGACCGGACCGCAGCAAGGAACACATCGCCGATCTCCGGCTGCGTCCGATCGGTGGACTGGAAGCCCGAGGTGATCAGGTTGTCGCGGTAGGACACGCCGGGGACGCGCCAGTAGCCGTCCTCGCGCGCGAACTCCGGCAGGCGGATCGAGCGCTCCATCCAGTAGTAGTCGCGCACCAAGGCCGCGCAGTCGCCGCAACCATCGGTGCCAGAGGGACCCCACCGGAAGCCCCGTCCGATCAGGGGTGGTGGAGCGAGGCTGTCGGACCAGTAGAACGCCGGATCTGCGCTGTCGTGCGTGCAGGTCACGATGCCCCACGGAATGTCCATGCTGATCTGGCGCCGCATGTCGCCAGCCGAAGGCGCGCGCGGGCCGTCCGGGTGGGAGTGGACCAGCGCCAGGGCGGTGCCGGCCTCGAGGTAGGCCTGCAGCTGCTCGGTGCAGTCGAAGCTCTCTTCGGGATCGACCGCGACATTCTCCAGCGGCTCGTAGCCACCGGCGGTGACCACGCCACACGCCTCGCGCGGGTATTCGTGCATCGCGTGGATGCGGATTGCCGTCTCCACCGCGTCCCCGAACATCAGTTGGCGACCTCGGCGACACCAGGGAAGGAGCGGATCGGCAGCAGCGGGTTGCCGTAGTTGGGCAGCAGCGAGTTGCCGAACCGGAACAGGCAGTCATGCTCGCGCTTGCCGCACAGGTCCTTGCTGGGATCAGTGGTCGCGGATCCGTCGCCCTGGAAGAACAGCCCTCCGACGTAGGGACAGGTCCCATACACGAAATGCCCGCCACCAACCGTGCTCCACTGCCGGTAGGTGTGATCGCAGTGGTTGCGCAGCACGATCCGCTTCGGCAGCGCGATGCCCTGCTGGTCGAGGCCTGCGGCCAGTTCGAACTCTATGACGTGCTTGTTGTGGGCTGACTTCCGGTCCACCACGAAGATGTCCGGCTCGAAGAGCGCACTGGAATCAGCGTTGGGCTCGCCATCGAGGCAGCTTCGGAAGGTCTGCAGCCGCTTGACCTGCGCACCGACGATGTCGCCGTACTGGATCACCAGGGCCGCGGCGAGGCCTCCGAGGTTGCTGACGCGGAGCTTGGGGCGCGGGAGCTTGCCCTGGCCGCTCCACTCGTGCCCGGTCAGCTCGATCGGTGCCGGGACATATTCGACACCGCCAAACAGCACGCTGCCGTGGCTCTCCAGCAGATAGGCCGCTCCCGCCTGCGGCACGTAGGGCATGGCCGAGGCGAGTCCGACCGTGGTGACCGTGTTGCCGCCGACGACCGCGGTGCCGAAGCCTGAGACGGCGATCCATGGGTTGAAGCTGCCGTCGGTGTTGGCTGCCTGCGCCTGATAGGCGAGCGCGCTGTTCCTCAGGTTGATCTGCTTGTCGAGCACCAGCAGCGTCGTGGTCGATCCGGCGCTCAGCACGCCATCGTCGCGGTAGTTCAAGACGCCAGGCGTCCACCGGTAGATATTGCCGGTGCCCTGCTCGCCGTAGATGTTCGTGAGGGCCGTGGTGTCGAGTTCCCAGAGTTCGACCACCGGATCTGGGTCGAGTTCCTGGGCCATGCGCAGGACCGTGTCGCTCATGGGCGCAGGCGCTCCTCGAAACTTACGTTGATCATGTCGAAGTCATAGTCGGAGGTGCGCGACCACTCCGTGGCCTCCCAGATGCGCGGGCTGGTCTCGCGAGGCATCGTCCAGAAGAACCAGATGGCGAGGTGCGCGCGCAGGAAGGCGAGCAGCGTATCTGCATCGGACGGATGCAGCTGCCACGTCGCCTGGTAGTTCATCAGCGTGACGTTGATGCCGTCCGGGAGGTCGAACGAGGTGTCGCCGTGGAAGTGGTTGTTGAGGATGCGCGGCTTCTCGGTGGCGCCGGACGATGTGGTGAGCGGCGACATCGGCACGACCAGGGTGTCCACCCGCTACCCCCCGAACAGATCGCCGCCGGGGCGCTTCTCATCGACGATCGTGCGGCGTGCGGCATCCTTGACCGCGCCCTCGATCTGCTTCTGCAGGGCTGCGAGTGCCTGCGGATCCAGCTTGCCGCCTGCGCCCGTCGCATTCCCCTGGATGGTGATCGGGGTGTTGATGACCACCGCCGTGCCGCCGCCAGAGCCTCGCACGCCCAGCGCGCCATTCGGTCCCCGCACCAGGGGCATGACCGCCTCGGGACCGGCCTCGCCCATGACGCCGCCCTGCGCGTAGGCACGGAACAGCGTCGGCTGGTTGACGATCATGTTGGAGAAGTTGCCGATCCCCGGCAGTCCGGCCAGACCGGCAAAGCTGGGCACGACGCCGCCTCTGGCCAGGCCGAGCAGCGCTGCGGCATCGCCAGCGGTTTGCAGGCCAGGACCGAGCCCCGTGCCACCGAACAGGGTCCCGAGGAACCCGCTGCTGTTCTTGATCGCGCTGAAGATGCCGCCACCGCCGCCCTGGCTGAGTGCATCGGCCACGCTGCTCATGGTCGGCCGCGTGCCGGAGCCAGGAAACAAGCTGTTCAGGATCGGGTTGATGATCGACAGCTTGATGACTTCCTGGATGATCTGCTGCACGACCGTCTTCATCACGCTCTGGAAGCTGACGGCGGCATCCTTGCCTTGCAGGAACGCATCGGCCATCGAGCTACCGATGGTGTCGAAGCTCTGGCTCACCGAGTTGGCTAGCTCGTTGTAAGACGCCTTGAGGTCGTCGTTCTCGACCTTCTTCTGTGCGACGTCGCCCTGCTTATCGATGGCGCGCTGCTGTTCCGCGTCGGCCACGGCACCCGGAGCAAGACCGAACTTCTGCCGTTCGCGCAGGATCGCCAGCTCCTTCTCGCGCGCCGTCGTTGAAGCGTTGACCAGTTCGGCTTCCTTCTGGAGAAACTCGAGCTGCTGGTTTGCCTGATGGATGTCGCTGGCAGCCAGGTTGTCGCGCTTGGCCTGGGTATTCCGGTCGTAGGCTTCGGTCAGCTCGGTCACGGCAACAGCGTATTCGTGCGTGCCGGGCACGGCGGTCTTCTTTGCCTCGATAACAGCCTTCTCGAAGTTCGCAGCGTGCTCGGCGGCCTGTCCGCCGATCTCGATCATGGTGTTCTGGGCGTTCTGGGCGCGGGTTTGATCGTCGAGCGCGGTGATCTCGTCGTGGCGCTGCTGCGTCATTTGCACCTGCTTCGCCCGCAGCGCCTCGGACAGCGCTGCCTGTTCGACGATGCCTGCGTTGGTGTCGCGGGCCGCGGTGCGGAACTGGTTCTCCACCTCAGCCAGCGTGCGCGCGGCACCGGCCTGGGCCGTGAGAGGCCTGGTCGCATCGGTCGCGGACTGCGCGAGCTTCTGCTGATCGGTCAGCAGCCGGTTCTGCTCGCTCCGTAGGTCGATCATGTGCCGCTGGAGTTCGGTGAGCGCCTGCGTCTCGCGCTTGATTGCTTCCGGATCGGCGGTCATTTCCGCCTGCTGCAAGCGAGCGGTCTGTTGGTCGATCGCCTGCTGCTGGGCCAGCTGCTGGCGCGCGTTCTCGGCCTGCCTTGCTTCCAGAGCGCTCTTGCTGGCCTCCTGCTGGCGCCGTAGCAGATCGGGATCGCCTACACCGCCGCCCGCGCTGGCAACTGTGGCCGCAGCGGCGGCGGCGGGCGGTTGGACAACCATCTTGCCTTCCCAACCGTGCTCAACGACCGCTATCCGCTTGCCGAGTTCGATCAGGTTCGGAGGCAAACCGAGCTTCTGGCCCCAGAACTCGATCATCCCCGAGACATCAGTGGGAAGATTACCGATATTGGCTCCCTGCACCTTTTCAAGATACGAGGTTGCCGCACCGCCCATGAGGTTGCGGCCGGGTCCGACATTGTAGGCCCGCGCAACGCCAGCTTCGACCCCGCCAGGAAAATGCTCGAACTGTTGCGCCAGCTTCTGGATGTACTTCAGCCCGCCTTGAACATTCTCCTCCGGGATATACGGGTTGACGCCCATGTCCTTCGCCGTGCCAGGCATCAACTGCATGATGCCGAGCGCACCCGCAGTGCTGACCACGGTTTCCTGCGCTCCGGACGCCTTCATCTGCTCCGCCTGCCACATCGCTGTCGGATGGGTCAGCTCGCGCAGCTGCTCGATGTCCTCGTTGATCTTGTTGAGGATGGCGGCCAGCACGCCGTTGATAGTCTCACCCAGCGACCGCCACGCGCTCTTGGTGGAATCGCCGGTCGCTAGTTCGTTGAAGTCGCGCCAGGCCTTCTCCAGAGCGGTGAGGTTGTTCTGCGCGTTCTTCGTGCCGACATCCATCGTCTGGAAGAACAGCTTGAACGCCCCCGGCAGATCGCCGCTCTGCTGCAGGTCATGGATGTGCTTGACGACGTCGGAGGTGAACACGCCGAAACGCTTCGACGCCTCATCCGCAGCCTTGCCCGGGTCCTGCATGGCGTCGGAGAGCTTCTTGATCTCGGTCTGCAGGTCGCTCCCGAGTGACCGGCGCATGTTCTCGGCGACGACGATCACGGCCTTCAGTTGTTCGACGTTCCCTTGCCAGGCGCGGTTGGTCACAATGACGGATGCTGCGGTGAGAGCTTCCTGACGCCCAAGCTCCGTCGTAGCTGCCAGTTGGCGAGCGGCCTGTTCAGCCTGCGCGGCGCCGCTCTCGCCCTGTCCTGGACGTGCCGCATTGACTGAGTTCTGCAGCTGGAGCGTCTGGCGTTCGGCTTTCTCGGCATTCACCGCGATCAGCGCGAGCACGGAGGCGATGCCCCCGAGAATGCCGAGGAAGATGGCCCATCCCGGGATCAGGCGAAGGAACCCTACTACCGATTCACCAAGCTCTTTGAACGACGTGCCGGACGCGATCATCACGTCCGCGACCTGATGGCCCTGCTGGATCAGCGTCATCATTATGGGCTGGCCGGTGGCGAACCCCTGGAAGGTCTGGATCGCTTGGACGCCCAACTGCCGCATAGCAAATTGCGACTGGCCCGAGGAGTTCGTCAGCTGCGAGAGGCTTCGGTTGAGGCTGCCGACGGCACCTCCACCACTCCCGCCACCACCAGGATCCCGTTCCTGGAACACCGTCAGCAGATCCTGCGTGGCCTTGAGACGTGACGCCGTGTTGGCCGTGGCATCGGCCATCCCCATCACCGCCTGCTTGGCAGCGTTCGCCGCCGGGCCGACCAGGTTGAACTGCTTAACCAGGGTGTCGATCATGCTGGCGGACTGGCCCAGCTTATCGCGGCCGTCCGCCACGGCCCGCATGATCGTCATGTACGCTGTGGCGAAGGCCATCGCCTCCTTCTGGCCCTCAATCAGCTTGGCCTTCATCGAGTCGAAGGCTGCCGACGATCCGAGCAGAGCACGCTGGATCGCCTGCGCGCTCTGCGTCATGGTCGCGGCGATCTTCTGTGCACCCGCCTCGAAATTCGACGGGTCCAAGCCTGCCTGGATGGTCGTGCGCTTCGTGACGTCCACGCGCTACCTCCCCGGCTGTTGGCGCTGCTGGTTGATCCAGACCCGCTTCTGCTCCATCGCTTCCTCGACGGCAGCGATGTAGAGACCGTCGAGCTGCATGATCAGCTGCACCTCGGGCGCCGTGATGAGCGCGCCGGTCAGACCAGCCCAGGCCTCGATCTCGCGGTAGCTGATGGGGTTGGGTCCCCAGCCATTCGATCCACGCACCGCGCTCAGTTCGCGGAACCAGCCCCAAACATGCGCCAGCTCAAGCGGCATCTCATGGCCGCGCAATTCGAAAGGAGTCCGTCCGGTCTGACGCGCGAAGCTCTCAAGCTCATCACGGTAGGTGCCCTGGCCGTTGGGCAGTGGGCGCGCCAGCCTGAACTCGTTCTCCGCGAACTCTACGAGGTAGGAGACGGACTCGGTTGGAAGTTTCCCAGGTCGTTTACCCAGCTTGCCCACTGGTCGCGCAGCCACTTCGTATCGGTGAACAGCTCGATCGCGTTCTCGGGCGACCACGGCTCATCGATCGGCGTGCCGTCGAGCAAGGCGAGGCTCCAGCCGGTCGTCAGCTTGCCCAGCTTCTCGGCCACACCCTCATCGAGATCGCGCGCCGACATGCGGGGCACACGGCGGCGCAGGGCCTTGGTGGTCTGCTCGCGGTCGATCTCCTGGCCTCGCTTGCTCTGCGACGCAAAGCCTTCGATCCAGCACTCCTCGCCGTCGCGCCGCTTCAGTGGCTCTCCCGTGGTTGGGTTGAGAATGGTCATCTTCACTGGCGCTTCCGCCAGTGAGAGACCCGCAAACTTACCTGCCATTACTGTCCCCTGCCGATGGGTCGGGGCGGCGCTCGGCAGAACGCCGCCCCTCCTTCACGCGCGCGAAGCGCATCCCCTGCCGGGGATCTTGCGATCAGGCCTCCGTGTCCATGATCTGAATGGTGGTCGCGGGCATGCCGGCCTGGGAGCCGACGTACTTCAACGCCTGCAGGTTGAACGACACGCTCTGCCCGCTCTCGCCAGTGATGTTCACGGCCGCGGAGCCAAGCTTCACGCGCGGCATCAGGATCGTCATGCCAGGCGCAGCCGGAAGCGTGGAACCGGTCATGTAGAGCAGCAGCGAGAGTTCGTTCTCGTTCACGAAGTCATCGATGAGGGTGGCGCTGTCGAGGAACGAACTGACGGTGCCGGTGAGCGCCGCGCGCCCGAGGAAGATCTCGGCCGGGAAGTTCTGTCCGACGACATCGGCCTCGGAGGGCGAGAGGTTCATGGTCAAGTCAGCGGAGGTGATCACCGCCAGCTTCACGCCGTTGCGGAGCAGTGCGCCCTGCACACTGGTCAAGACCGGCGTCACCGTCGGCGCTGCCGGCGCGGTGAAATAGGGGCCCGAGACCGGCTCGTATTGCGACCTGCCCAGCACGGTGAATTCGATCGTGCTCATGCCGGTCGCCGGGAGCGCGATCCGATAGCTGCCCATGCGGCATTCGGTGTAGAGCCGGGCGAGGTTGAGGTCCGAGTGGTAGACCTCGAAGCCGAACTTCCGGCGCACGAAGCCGGTCGATGGGACGATAGTGCTCTTGCCGGTCTGCACGACCGTGAAGGTCACGTCCGGCGTTCCGATATCGGCCAGCGGCGCTGGCGTCACGGTCAGAGTGCGGTTGCTGGTGCCGCCGAACGACAGGATGACGAAGTTGGCGCCGTCGTTCAGCGATGCCGTGCCGCCGAAGCGAATGATGCCACCGACCTTGAGCCCAAGCGCGACCGGGTCGCCACCAGCAAAGGTGAACGTCCCGGCCGCCTTGCTGGCGACCACCGAGGTCAGACCGGTGTTGTCGAGCGAGACTGCGGCCGCGCGCGTGTCGCGGTGCACCGCTTCGAACAGGTCCATGTAGGTCGAGGGAGACAGCTCGCCGGCGACGTTGCCTTCGGCGTGGGCGATGCCATGGCGGAAGTCGGTGATCTGGAAGTCAGTCCTGACTTCCGCTGACTGGTAGGTCGCCTTGGCGAGCGCGAGTGTGCTCGAGACGCGCCGCAGGGTTTGCCCGCCGCTGGCGCCAGGTGCTGTGGTCGGGTCGTCCAGCGTGTTCGCGTTGATGACGCCCGAGGCATACGCCTTGTAGGCGATCCGAGTGCTCACGCCCTCCGAGAGTGGCATGGCTGGGCTCCTATGTTCCTGAACGCCTTGCCCAAGGGCGAAACGGGCAACCGTGGATCAGCCGAGGAAGCGGTACTCGAACACCGTCAGAGCGCCGCGAACGAACCAGACGCCTTGGTCATCTGGCCCCCAGTCGAAGCCACTGCCTTCGCCGATGAACGACAGGTCATTGCCGGTCTCAGTGTCGACCGACCGGTAAGATCGGAAGACGGCGGTCGCGTCGTCCATCAGATCAAGCGCCTCGTCCTCGTCGCCGATCAGGATCGAGGTGAACAGGCGCAGCATCACGCTGCCATACTGCACGCGCTGGTTCTTGCCGGCGCCGCCACCGAACGCGATGACCGACTCCCGCCCGAAGTCGATCTCATTGCGAAGGAAGTGCGACGTGCCGTTGCCCCTGCGCCCGCCAAAGGCGGGATCCAGTGCCTTGATCACGTCGTTCGATCGCCAGGAGACTTCGATCTGCTGGTTCGGCCAGACGTTGTTCCAGCGCTCCACGATGGCATCGCGGATTTGCCGGTAGACGCCGCGCGCGGGACGGTCCCACAGCGTCGCGCCGTCATCCCAGACGGTGGCTCCCTCGTCCCAGGTCGGCTGCCGCACGTCCCAGGCGGACGTACCGTGATCCCAGGTGGCGTTCCCCTTGTCCCAGGTGCTCGTCATGGGGTCACTCCAACGGGCGGATCAGGATCGCGGGGTAGCGGACCGTCGTTTCAAGCTGGCCGCGCTTCGTGCGGGGCGTGCTCGAGACTCGCCACTTGCCGCCCTCGAAGTGCCTGGCGTGCATGCCCGCCTTGCTGAGCTGCCACGGGTTCTCCAGATCGACATACTCGTAGGAGATCAGGGCGAGGTCGGCGAACATCCGTTTGGCGACGATCGCCGTCTCTTCGACGATGTGCGGGGCAACCACTTTGACCCACGGACGGCCCTCGCTGTCCTTGCCCACCTCCAAGCGCCGCGCATAGGGCACGGAAGCGACGAAGCGCACCTCCTGGGTGTTGGCCGTGATCGCGCTCAACTCTCCTGGCTGCCGATCGATGTAGGTCAGCAAGCCCTGCACATATTTGCCCTCGCGGCGTGGCGCGCGCTGCTGGAGGGCAATGAACGTCTTTGCGCAGACCTCCGGCATGTAGTTCCAGTCGATGACGATGAGACTGTTCGGCTTGATCGACGTGAGAGGCGCGCCCTCCACGCCATCGATCACCACCGTCGGGATCGGCGGGATACCGCCTGAGCGCGCCGACTCCTTGGCTATGGTCTCGCGCAGCGACAGGATCACCTGTTCCTGCAGGGCTTCGACGACGGCATCCTCGGCCATGCCGCGGGCATCGAGCGTGACATTGTTCGCGAGCGCGTCGAGCTGATCCTGGCTGAACAGGAACGGTGTTTCGGCGCCCGGCGCGGGGCGGCCGGTCTTCGACCAGGAGAGGACCTGGCTGGCGCTGTAGGAGCGTGGCATCAGGTGCCGCGCAGGGTCATGTCGTGCCTGGTGGTGATCCCATCGACGTCGGAGCTGTCGCAGCCGAGAACCATGGTCGTGTTGCCGCTCTCGGGATCATCCCCCTCGACAATGACCAGATCGCCACGCCGCGGCGGGCCAGGCCACTTCTCGCGAAGGATCTCGCGGTTGCTGATGATGCAGACCCGGTCGCCCTGCGCGACGCCGCCTGCAGCCTCGATCTGCAGGCGAAGCTCCGGCGTCCACTTGGTGACGCGGGCAGCGCACCTGACCTCGATGTACAGGCCGCGACCTGTTTGCCGGCGCAGCCGGACGTAGCGCCCGCCAAGTTCCAGCGTATTCGCCAGCGCCTGTGTGTCCATTTGTCAGGCGGTGGCCCCGGACGTGGTGTCGGTTCCAGTTCCGCCCGAGGTGGTGTCGGTGCCGGTCCCACCCGCGACCGTGTCGTTGCCAGCACCGCCGGTGACCGTGTCACCCGCCGGCGCCGGCTCTACGCGGTCGAGCAGATCGCTGATCGGCTGCATCGACTC